ATAAGCTATTTGATGACTGGGACAAGGATGAGTGGAATAGGTTCTTTAATCTGATGTTTCACTGCGTATCAGATTATATGGAAAATGGGGTAACTGAGATGCCAATGTCGGACAGTTTGAGCAGGAAGCAAATAAGGGTACAGTTTGGGGAGGAGTTCCTAGATTATTTTATGAGCCTGGAGGGCGAGAGTGGGTTAACCATTACACTAGAAAGATTATATAATGACTACCTAACTTTTACGGGTTATGATAAGAAAGATTACTCGTTAAAGAGGTTTAATAAGGCGATAGAAGAGACGTGTGGGATTTTAAAAATGGACTACAAAGTTGTGCGAGATCGGGGTCAAAACAACAAAAAATGTTACGTTATTAACTTTAAGAAGGAATTGTCTGATGATTTCTTTTAGTGTCGTGAAGTTTTTGTCTAGTTAATGTAGTCCATTTTGGCAAAATGTAGGGCAAATGTAGCGCATTTGTAGCGCAGAAGTCGTTGATAATCACTCTTGTAGTCCATGTAGTCCATTTTTTTAATATTTTAGCTAGGGGGTATTTATTTTTATATTTTTTAATAGGGTGGGGTATATAGAGAATTGCGGTGAATTGGGAAAATGCTTTTTGTAAACTTTAAATAATAACTATGGAATTGGTAAACGTTTTGGAAGGAGTTTGTTTCATCATGGGTCAAGAGATCGATAGGGTTAAGAAAAAAGATAGGTATAGGGAACTGGTAGTTTGCAGACACTTGTTTTACTACCTATCTAAAAACTTTTATGGAGCCAAGCTAAAAGATATTGGTGCGGTAACCGGAACGGATCATACCAGTGTTATACATGGTATATCTGTGATCAACGATCTTATAAGCATAAAGGATGAGGATGTGATGCGTGCGGTGGAGGAGTGCCAGAATTATATTAGGGAAAAGTACCAAGCCGATAAGAAAATAAGCGTATATGTACCCTATGATGTCAACATAACCACATTTAGCGAAATGCTGACCAAAATCTACAAATGTAGGGTTGTCATCTCACCAATGAGCTAGAGGGCAAATTTGAGGCTTAAAATGGCCTTAGAATTGATTTATAGGCAATGTGGGTCTTGAAGTAAGCCGATGATTATAGCTCCGATGATAAGGGCAATGATGAGGTTGAGTAATTGCTTATTCATAATAATTAAGTTTGTTTAGACAAAAATAATACTATTTACAATACGAGCAAAATAATTTTTCAACATCGTGTTGAACCGCGTCCTAAATGTAGCTAAAATATAGTCTAACTTTATTCGTATAATGAAGCGAAAAGGTTTCTATATAAAAAAGGGAAAGGACAACTCCGTATATATTCATCTATACGTTACTGATTTTCAACAATATATAGCAGATTTAAAAGGCGATGACGGCTGGGTAACCTTCCGTCTATTTGAACGCAATGAGGTTGACGAGAAAGGTCATACCCATAATCTAGAAGCAATAAAACAAAACAAAAGTGCAAATGACTGAGGTCGAGAATAAACAGAAAGAAATCACAATTGCCGCCAAGCCGGTAAGGTTGAGAAAGAATGGTGAGCCATACAAACCGGTCGGAGGCGCAAGGCCTGGAGCTGGTAGGCCTAGACGAATGGACGAGCAACAGATCATTGAGAAGCTACAACCTATGGCAGATACGGCTTTCCGCATATTGCATGAGAAAGTAGCGCAAGGGGACATGAAGGCGATACAACTGTATATGCAGTACTTCATTGGGCTGCCAACGCAGAAGGTTGAGTCAAAGATTGAGGGGCAATTGAATCAAGTACAGATTGAGGTGATCAAGCCAAATGTTCAGATGTTGGAAGAGGCGACAAATTAGCAGTTTGTTTAATCTTTTCTATTTAACATAATACTAGTTATTAGCACATCGCAATTTTGTTTAAGCAAAATTGTATGACAGAGTGGCAAAGAGGCGCAGAATTAATGGGGGGGACTTAAAGTTTTTACTTTTCGTGGGTGGCGGGGGCAAGTCAGATTTTTGACAACACTAAAACCATTGTCTAGATAAAAATTAATGACCCCCTTTTTATACCTACTTTTCAACTTGATATACTAAACTCAAATTTTTAGAAAAACTATAAAACTCGGACTATGGACGCTAAACTTCAGACTAATAAGATCTTTGAAATATTGCAAGACTCAAAAAAGCGCATTACGGTCATGCAAGGAGGTTCTCGTAGTGGTAAGACTTACAATATCCTTATTTGGTTTATTGTAAAGTTATTGCAAGAAAATGGTAAGACATTAACGATAGTGAGGCAATCTCTCCCAAGCATAAAAGGTTCGGTCCTACGCGACTTTGTGGACATACTTTCCCGCCTTGGGATATATTCTGAAGATAATCACAATAAGACAGAGCAAATATACCAGCTTAACGGTAACGTGGTCGAGTTCGTTAGTGCTGATCAACCACAAAAGATTCGAGGTAGGGCTAGAACCTATTTATTTTGCAATGAGGCAAACGAACTTAGTTACGAAGCATGGATGCAATTGATCATGCGTACTGAAGGTAAGATAGTGATTGACTACAACCCATCGGACATCTCCTCATGGATTTACGACGATGTGATTCCAAGAGACGATGCTGATTTTTATATTACTACTTTTAAAGACAATCCTTTCTTACCCAAAGAATTGGTTGACGAATTAGAGCGTTTAAAAGATGCAGACCCTAACTATTGGCAAATCTACGGCCTTGGTGAGCGTGGACTTAGCCAAGACCTTATTTACACACACTATCGCACTACCGAGCAAATGCCAGAAGGCGAAACGGTGTATGGCTTAGACTTTGGATTCAACGTGCCGAGTGCAATGGTCAAGGTTGTGTTTTATGAAAATGCGGCGTATGTACAAGAGTTGATATACGAAACTAAACTCACTACAAATGACTTAGTTGAAAAAATTGTAGCTTTGGGCATAGATAAGTTCGATGAAATTTATTGCGATGCCGCAGAGCCAAAAACAATTGAAGAGTTGGTAAGACAAGGACTAAATGCGAAGCCAGCTAATAAGGATGTACTTGAGGGAATACGTTCCGTTAAGGCTACTCCACTATACATTCATCAAGATTCCGTAAATTTACTTAAAGAGGTAAAAAATTACCGTTGGAAAACGGATAGGAATGGTAATAAACTTGATCAACCAGTTAAGTTTAATGACCACATTAGTGATGCTATGAGATATGCAATATTTTCTAAATTAACAATCCCAAGTGTTACTTGGGGAGCAATATAACAACATGGGATTATTTGATGTTTTTAAGAAAAAAGGTATCAATCCTTATCCTACCAATGTAGTGCAAATGGTAGGCACCAATACAAGTGCGATTCAAAATTATACGGGACTAAGTTATGTAAACGAAGGGTATCTTGGCAATGCCGATGTGTATTCTATCGTTAGCTTTCTAGCTCGTAAGAGTGCGTCTATTCCTTGGTATGTGTATCAACTAAATCCAGGAGAGAAAGCACGTACAAACTTGATGCGATATAAGCAACTCTCAAAAGGTGTTGCTAATCGTGGTGCGTTTGAGCAAGCGTTGATTGCGCGTAAGAACGCATATAGTGAGAATATCATTATGGGTACTCCTCTTGCTAGACTTTTGGAAAAGCCAAATAATTACCAATCTCAAGACCAATTCTTTGAAAACCTATTTGGTTACCGCTATTTAAGTGGAGAGGGAAATGTGTATGGCAACGATGGCAACATGGGAGGTACTTTTTCGGAGCTTAATATTTTGCCAACGCAATATCTTGAGATATATCCCGATCCGAAAGATGTATATAACATTTTAGGGTACAAATTACAAGTCGGAGGCGGGGTTGATCTACCAAAGGATAAAGTGATGATGTGGAAGAGTTGGAATCCGGATTTTGATGTAACAACTCGCACACATTTAAGAGGATTATCGCCACTTCGTGCCGCTTATAAGACATTACGCATGAGTAACAACGCTGCGGACGCAAGTGCAACAATGACGGGTAACGGAGGAGCAAAAGGAGCGATAACTCCTAGACCACTAGGCAATATCGTGCCATCTTTCACTATTGAGC